GGAACCGATACGGCGATTCTGGAATTCGTATTTATTGAAATTTTGAAACAATGATAAAAAAACGCTACGCCGTAACGGATCCGGAAGGCGCCACGCTTTACGATCTAACTTTCGAACAGGCGACGAACGTTTTCGTTCCTGGTTCGCGCCTTTGGGAATCTGAAAACGAAGGCCAGTCCTACGTCGAAATATTTATCGAATGAAACTAACTTTTTGAAATATGAAAAAAGAAAAGAAAACCGCGAATTCACTTTCGCTCGAAGAACGTTTGAACGCGCCGACGCCGTCGTTCTTCAAAAAAATTCGAAACGCTGGAATGATTTTAACCGCGATCGCTGGCGTTTTGGCTGCGGCGCCGGTGGCTATTCCGGCCGGAATCGTCGGCTATATTGCGACGGCTGGCCTGGTGGCTTCGGCTGTGGCACAAACGACCGTAGACGAAGAAAAAATCGAAAAGTAAATTTTTCGAAGTATATTTGTTTCGATTTGTGTTTTCAAAAATTTGGTTGTTTTTGAAACGAGCGCCGGGATTCCTGGCGCTTTTTTTTGTATCAAAAATTTTTTTTACTTTTTTGCTTGCAGAATAAAAAAAGTTTTTTACCTTTGTGAGGTACAAAACACAAATCAAAATGAACTACCAACAAGCAAAAGCCGAAAAATTACAAAATTCGAAATTCAAAGCCGGCGAAAAAATTTCCTATTTAGGTAAGCCAGGCGAAATTCACTGCGTTCAAATCGATAACCGTTTGAACGTTACTTATCACCTTTCCTACCAGGTAACTTTCGGCCGTAATTACGTCGAATTTGTTCGCGAAGAAAACATTTCAAAATAAACATTCAATTTTTTTTTATGAAAACACAAATCACCGGCTTTGACGTTCGCCTTGAAAAAATGAACGGTCAAAGCGCAAACCAAACCTGGAACGGCGTCGTTTTTACAAAGAACCGCGCACTTCACAACTTCACGGCTGCGGCCGACTTCGCCGGCCTTTATTACGACGGCGACGATCTAAAAATCTTTTTCGAAGGCCAGGCCTTCCAGGACTTTTCGATCGGTGGCGTCGGTTACGATTACCGCCTAACTATTGAAAAAATCGTCCTGGAATCCGAAGACGCCGAAGCAACGCCGGCCGAAATGAAATCGATTCGCGATTTGATCGAATCCTTCGCTAACATTGAAAACGCGTAAAAATGGGAACGTTTAGATTTGCCACCGATTCCGAAAAGCAACCTGGCGAAATCGGTTTTTTATATTGGTTCGAATATGGATTCGAAGATCCGGAAACCGGCGATTTCAAACGCCTGGCGCGATTGAACCTATTCGGCCTGGAAACATTCGAAGAAGCCGTCGAAGAAATGAAAACCGCGCTGGACGAAGCGCTAAAAAATGAAATGATAAAACGCGAACCTTTCAAACTTTAATCAAATGAAAACACAAATCACAAACCTAAACGCCACCGATTCAAACGACCTTCAGAAATGGTTTTCGGTGGCCTTCGCGCCGTTTACTTTCGAACTCGAACAAAACGGCCACCGCTTACAAATCGACGAACGCCTGAAATCAAATATCGATTTTTTTGTCGATCAAAACAAACCAACAACCGGCGACGAAGAAAACTGGCTGGAAGTCGTAACGGCCGAAAAGATTCGATCCATTCGGAAACGTTTCGATCCGATCGACTTCGCTTTCGTTCGCGCTTCAATAGAAATTTTCCCTTCAATAACTCACTACCTATGAAAGTTTATGTAAAACGAAACCGGACTTTAACAAAGCCGGAACGAAAAAAAATGATCGACGCGCTTTCGATCGTCGAAAAAAAAGAATTCGCCAGGATCGCCGGAATAAGTTATCCGACCGTCTTCCGCGCCGTCGAAGGTTTAGAACTTCAGTTTGGCGTCGCAAATAAAATTCTTCGAGCTTCCGAAATCGTTCTTTTGCAATCGATCAAAAAATAAAAAAAATTTTTTATTCCGAAGTATTGCAAAATCAAAAAAGTTTTTTACCTTTGAAAAATCAAACACAAATCAAAATGAAAACACAAATCACAAACGAAGCGCCGAAGGTATTCGAAGCGCTTACAAAAACCGCCAGCGACCTGGCGAAAATCGGAATCGGAAAAGATCGCGTAAATGAACAGCAGCGTTTCAAATATCGCGGAATCGATGATCTTTATAACGTCCTCGGCCCGATCCTGGCGAAGAATAATTTGATCGTCCTTCAGGAAGCCGAAAGCCGCGATTCATTCGAAAAAGTTTCTAAAACCGGCGGCGCGATTTATTACGTAATTCTGAAAATGAAATACACTTTTATTTGTTCGGAAGACGGTTCTTCGTATTCGATTACGACTTTCGGCGAAGCGATGGATTCCAGCGACAAAGCGACGAATAAAGCCCAAACGTCGGCCTATAAATACGCTATGATTCAGACGTTCGCGATTCCGATCGTCGGCGAAGAAAACGATCCGGATTCCAAAACACACGAATCGAAACCAGGCCAACCGAAAACAAAGCAAGCGCCGAACGCCGAACAACTTTCAAAAATGTACGATCGCTTTCGCGCTGGCGAAAAAGACGTCCTGGATAAATTCGCCGCTTACTTTTACATTTCCGCCGACCTGGGCGAAGAAATCGACGCGACGCTTCGCGCTATTGAATCCGAAACAAAAAACTAAACCTTAAATTTTTATTTTTATGAAAACACAAATCGAAAATTTGTCGGCGATCCTTTCGCCAAATTCCGGAAAAGAAGAAGTTTCTTCATTGGTGGAACAAATCGTTTCAAACGTCGAAGACGGAAACACAAACGCGCTGGAAGTGTTTATTCACTTGCATAAACTCGCAAAGGTCGCCGAAGACGTTCGTTCGAAAATAATGGACGCCGCGCTAACCGAAGCCGCTAAACACGGCGGAAAAGGATCGTCCGCTTTCGGCGTCGATTTTTCAGTCGCCGAAGCCGGCGTTCGATACGACTTCAGCGAAACGAACGATCCGATCCTGGCCGAAATTTTGGAAAAGGAAACCGAAATAAAAGCGAAAAAATCTGAACGTGAAAAATTCCTGAAGTCGCTTCCTGGCAAACTTCCGATTGTTATCGAAGAAACCGGCGAACTGGTCGAAGTATTTCCACCGATAAAAAAATCTTCCACCGTTTTGAAAATTTCGCTTAAATGATTACTTTCGAAAATATCCTGGGTCGTGTTATTCGGCCCAGGGAAAACAAAGTTCAAATTTCAACGGCTTACACTATGCCAGGAATAATTCTAAAAGGTCGCGATTTCACGATCGCCCAGCGCTTGGATCGCGTTCAAAATTTGAAACGCCAGGCCTTCGAAGCGAAATTTTACGACAAAGTCGCCCAGGCGAACTATCTTATTTCGTTACTTGGAAGCGAACTGGCGTCCGGAAAACGGCCAACGTTCAAACATTGGTCGAAATGAATCCGGAAGACGAATTCGAAAACTTCGGCCCGAAAATCGACGAAGCAAAGGCGAAGGAAGCGATCGATCGAATAACTTCGGAAGATCAAAATTCAAAGCCGGACGATTCGCCGTTCGAATGTTTTGGTTGCGGAAGTTAATTTTTTTTCGTATCTTTAATGATCGTTTTTTTGTAGGGAAAAAACGTTTGCAAAATCGAAACCTTTGGCCTTTTGGCCTGGGCGTCCCTACCGCCTGGGCCTTTGGGCCTTTTTTATTGCAATGAAAAAACAAATCGCCACCGGTTACGATGCCGGACGCTGGATTTTTGACGCTTACGCGCGCCGAAAGATTTCCTTCCAGGCGATCGCGTTCGGTTTTTACCTTTTGGATCTTTGGAACCGGCGACGCAAATCTGACGTTTTTTTGACGCCGACGGACGCTTCGATCGACCTGGGTATTTCGCGCGATTCGGCTTCGAAATATTGGAATGAATTGGAAGCCGCTGGCCTATTTCGAACGGTGGAAATCGTCGGCCAGGCCAGGGCCAAACGGATCGAATTCACGTTCGACAACGCGGAAGACAACGCGGAAAAAATCCACTTTGTCAAAGCCGACAACGCGGAAGACAACGCGGAAGACAACGCGGAAATTTTCCGCACTGCCACCTATATAGAAAAGAAAATAACAAAAGATAAAATAAAAAACAAACAAAAAAGTTCGTTTGACGAAATCCAAAAAGACGAAGATTTGAAGCCGGCCGGAATCGACGAATTTTCCGCCGAAATCATTCAACCGGAAAACGAATCTTGGCTTTTCAATTTAGCCCAGGCGATCGGCGGAAAATCTTTCATTTTGCCAGCGCTCGAAAAGTTCGTTATTTTCGCAAAGGGAAACGGCCGGAAGTACGAATCGAAAATCGAATTCCAGCGCCACTTTTTCAACTGGGCCACTATTCCAACAAATCAAAAAAAATTTCAAAACAATGAAAACACAAATTCAAAAAACGGATTTTCCGCAAATCTTAACGACTGGGCGCGACGCGCTTATTCTTCAGGCGAAACAAGCGCCGAAAATTTCGACGTTTGAAACCGACAAAGATTTGATCGAAACGCTTTCGACCGTCTTCGCTTTGATCGGAATTCGAGGAACCAACCTTCCGGACGATTTTCAAACGCGCGTTTTGATTTCATTCATTCGATCAAACTTCGGATTTTTGACTATCAAACAAATTCGCCAGGCGTTCACTATGTACGCCGCCGGCGAACTTCAAAACGTTCCGGATCATTTTCAGACGTTTTCCGCCGTCTTTTTTTCGAAGGTGGTACGTTCATATCAAAACGAAGTCGAACGCGCCACACGTGAAAACGAACGCGCCCTGGCGGCCGTTCACGTTCAAACGAACCAGCCAACGCCGCAAGAAAAACGAAAACTGGATCGCGATTTCTATTTAACGATCGCGAAACCTTTTATCGAAACCGGACTTTTGAATTTTTTGGGATATATTCCAGCGGCCGTCGTTTACGATTTCATTCACGAAGGCCAGGAAGAAAATTCTTCGATTTATTTCAATCACGAACAAAAAAACAGCGCCCTGGAATTCGCGAAAATCCGTTTGAAATACAACGCCGAAAGCGAAAAGAATCCATTCGAACGAATCCGCCTTTTAAGCGACGCCGAAGAAACGACGCGAATAATTTCGGAAGCGAAAGCCGTTCTTTTGGAAACGACTTTTTTCACGGCCGAAAAAAAATCGAAAGTCCTGGACGATTTGAAAAAACGTTTTGACGAATGAAAAACGATCTAAACTTCGAACACTGCCTTTCGGAAGAAGAAAAGACGGCCCGGATCGTCGAAAAGATTTTCAAATGCGAACTTTTATCGACTTCGAAATACTGCGCGATCGACTTTTTGATCGTTCGAGACGGCCAACTTCGCGGCCTTTTGGAATTGAAAAACCGATATTCCTTCGGCGATCTTCCGGCGACGCTGGAATCATTAAAACAAATGAAAACGTTTCTTATTCCGTTTGCAAAATTCGAAAAATCGGTCGCGCTTTCGTTCCTTTTTTCGGCGCCGCTTTTTTTAATTACCGACTTAATGGAAGACGATTTCCTGGCCGTTTGGCAAATAACGAACGACTACGGAAACCAACTAATCGACGTCGAAAGACGCGCGTCCGAAGTCGCGAAAAATTGCCTGAAAATCGAAACGGTCAAACGTGAAAACGCTTTTTTGAAATTCGAAGACGCGAAAATATATCGGAAAAAATGAAACGGACACCAGCGCAAACAAAAACCTGGATCAAACCAAAAAACGCGACGAACGTCTTCGCGCAAAAAACCGTACTTTTTGACGGCCGCGAAATGAAAATCGAAGATTTCCTGGAATCCATTCCGAAAGATTCACTTCAAAAAATCAAAACAACCTGGGACGCGATCACGTCCGGAAAACTTAAAATCGAAAAAAAATGAATTCACAAATCCAACTTTTGAACGCCGACTGCGTTTCGGAAATGAAAAAATTTCCGGATAAATATTTTGACCTGGCCGTCGTGGATCCGCCCTACGGTATAAATATAAACGCGAACCTTGGCCGAAAAAAAGGCAAACGAAAACGTTTCGCCGAAGCGACCTGGGACGATCAAATTCCGAGCGCGGAATATTTTTCGGAATTGTTTCGCGTTTCAAAGAATCAAATAATCTGGGGCGGAAATTATTTTCCGCTTGGGCCGTGTAAACATTTCATTTTTTGGGATAAATTGACGGCCGAAGGAATGACGTTCGCAGACGGCGAATTCGCCTGGACTTCATTCGAAACGGCGCCGCGAAAATTCGTCCTTCGTTCTATGCAAAACGATCGAATTCACCCAACTCAGAAACCGGTAGCGCTTTACGACTGGATTTTCAAAAATTACGCGAAGCCAGGGGATAAAATAATAGATACTCACCTGGGAAGCGGATCGTCCGCAATCGCCGCCGAACGCGCCGGACTTGAATTTTTCGCGACGGAAATCGATCCGGAATATTTCAAAGCGACAAAAAAACGATTCGAACTTCATATTTCACAAACGCGCCTTTTTTTATGAAAACCTACGGATTCGACGATCCGAAAGAAGCGCTGGTTTTCTTCGTAAATTACGAACGCGCGCTTCTCAAACGCCGGAACGAACTTTCGGAAATGGATCGAACAAAACAACAAATTTCGAAAGAATTGGTATTTTGCCGAAATGAATTGAACTTCGTTCGAATCAAAAAAATTTCGCTTTTTTGGAAGATAAAAAAAACCGATCCGTTCTTTTCCGGAATCAAAACACAAATCGAAAACGGAATTCCGAAAATCTATTTCGAAATTTGAAAAATTTTTTTATCTTTGGGAAACTTTCAAAAAATTGGTCGTTATGCAATCACTGAAAAGACAAATCAAACGCGGAAACGCTCGAATCCGTTACGAAAAAAGCGAAGACGGAAATTCGGCGACGGTTATTTTCGAAACGAAAACCAAACGCGGAATCTGGGTCGAAACTAAACGATCCAAACTTTCAAAAAATGAAAAATAAAGTCAGGTGGCGGGAATATGGAATACCGCTGGCGCCTCCCATAGAAAAGTCTCGCAGAAGATGGACGCCGCCTCTGCTTGCAGGTTCGAATCCTGTCCTGACTACTAAACTAAATTTTTTTTAATATGTTGAAAACTCAAATCATTGGAAACGTAGGAACCTCGGCGGAAGTCAAAGTTTTAAACAATGGCCTTCAGGTTATCGTTTTTTCCGTCGCTTACACGTACAAAACGAAAACGGAAGAAAAAACAACCTGGGTAAAATGTAAAAAATTCGTCCAGGAAGGAAAAACTGCCGTCCTGGCCGACTACATTCACAAAGGCGACAAAATCTTTGTCGAAGGCCGTCCGGAAGTTTCGGCCTACCTTGGAAAAGACGGAACGGCCCAGGCGTCGTTTGAATTGGTGGCGAATGAAATTCAACTTTTGACAAAGCGATCCGATTCAGCCGCACCGGTAACGGCGCCGGCAACAAATCAAAAAGACGAATTCGCCGACGATTTACCGTTCTAAAATGGAAAAATTTCCGAACTTCAAACGTCGATTCGAAAAAACCTACCTGGACGGAAGAAAAATCGACGCTTTCGTTCAGGTCGGCTTTTATTACGATCCGAAAGGTGCGAACGATTACTGGAACGGCTTCGAATATTATTCCGGCTTTTCACGCCGCGCAAACGTCGCAGACGCTTCCATTCCGGAAAACATTTCCGTTCAGTTCGGAATCGTCGTTTCAAACGTGGAAAATATCGAAGACGTTTTGAACCGGATCGAAAACGAAATTTTCAGGGCGTTTTCGGACAAAGAAACGATCCTGGAATTCAAAGAATTCAAAAAAGTAATTTTGCAAAAATGGAAAATTTAGAAAAAAACGACGGCTGGGAAATTTACTCGATCACTATCGAACAAAATCTTTTTTCAAAGGATCGCGAAATCAGTAAATATAAAGGGAAAATTCGTTTTAAAAACGGAACCTGGGAAGATTTTACGGCGAATATTCCACGCGAAGAACTTGAAAATATTTTTGAAATTATGGGAAAAGTTATCGTAACAAACGCCGAAAAATTGTCAAATGAAATAAAATCACAATTCGAAAAATGGAAATGATTTCAAAACATATTTCTTTGAAAGAAGCGACTTATTCGGCGACTGCAATCCGGCGAAATATTCCGCAAATAGTGAACGCGCCGACGCTGGAAAATATGCAACGCGTCGCGAATGAATGTTTCGAACCGCTTCGCGAATACCTGGGCGAACCGGTTCGGATTACGTCGTTCTACCGATCGCCTGAAGTGAACCGCGCTATCGGCGGAAGTAAAAATTCGGCGCACACGCGCGGCGAAGCGATCGACCTGGACGCCGGCGACCGAAATAAAGAAGCGTTTTATTGGCTGGCTTTGAACGTCGAATTCGATCAACTTATTTATGAATTTGGAAACGATCAAAATCCGGACTGGATTCACGTTTCGAAAGTCGCGTCCGGAAACCGGAACCAGATTCTTCGAGCGATCAAACGCGCCGGAAAAACGGCCTATGTAACGCTTACGAAATCAAACGTCGAAACCAACTTTTCAAACTTCAAAAAGAATGGCAACCTATAACGATTACCCGGAAGCCGCCAGCGATAACGCCAAACGCGCGCTCGAATATCGACGGAAAACCGGCAATCCACGCGGCTGCGGAACGCCAGTCGGCTGGGCCAGGGCGCGCCAACTCGCGAACCGGGAAAACCTATCGGAAACAACCGTCCGAAGAATGGCGGCTTTTGAACGCCACCGCCGAAACTCAAAAACGCCCTATTCGGCCGGCTGTGGTGGCTTAATGTGGGACGCCTGGGGCGGCGATGAAGGAATCGCCTGGGCTCAAAGAACGATCGAAAAACTGGACGCGAAAAACTTCAACCACGGACTTTGATTCCATTCGATAAATTGACGAAAAAGGAACGCCAGCGAATTTTCCTGGACTGCTATCGCCGCGCCTTAAACGACGCGGACGCGCTTCAACTTTTGCCGGCGAACTGCCGAATTCGCGCTTCGTCGGTTTCGAAATGGAAGAACGATCCGGAATTCCTTCGCCAGTACAAAGAAATCGAAATCGGAATTCGCGAAATGATCGTTTCGGCGTTCCGGAAAAAGATTTCCGAAGGCGATACGGCCGCGATAATTTACGGAATGAAAACGATCGGAAAAAAGATCGGACTTTCGGAAAAGATCGAAATCGAAGCGACGCGAACTATACGCGTCGAAGATTTGAAATTCCTTTCGCTGGACGCCGCGATCGAATCGGAAGCCGAAGATCCGGACGAATTCGACGAATACGAAGAAGAATCTTAAAAAATGGCCGTCGGCGTTAATTACAATTTTTTGAAAGATTCGAAAAAATATCTTTCAATTTTACAAGGCGGAAGTCGATCCGGGAAAACTTACGCCGTCCTTCAGTACCTGGTCGCGCTTTGTGTGAAATACCAAAACGCCGGCCTTCGGATTTCGCTGGTTCGCGCAACGACGCCGGCCGTGAAATCGACCGTCCTGGTCGATCTTTTGGAAATTTTGATCGCGGAAAATTTGTTTTCCGAAGAAAACTGGAATAAAACCGAAAAATCGATTTCCGTCCTGGGAAATACGTTCTACTATTTCGGCGTCGATTCCGAACAAAAAGTCCGGGGCCGAAAGCAAAATATTTGTTTCGCGAATGAATTAAACGAATTGACCTGGGAAAAGTACGTTCAACTCGAACTGCGAACTTCTCACAAATTTATCGGCGACTGGAATCCGTCCGATCCGGATTCCTGGATCGTTACGAAATTAGAAAAATTCAAATCGGACGTTTGCGATAAACAAATTTCAACCTATCGCGATAACCCTTTTTTAACGGAACATCAAATTTCTAACATCGAACGGCTGGCGGAAGTCGATCCGGAATTCTGGACGGTTTTCGGACTGGGCCAACTGGGCCAGGGCCGGCGCGGACTTATTTATTCCAACTTCAAAGAATCGCCGGAAGATTTCGAACCGCAATTTTTCGGCGTCGATTTCGGTTTTTCGAACGATCCTTCGGCCGTTATTGCTGGCCGAATCAAAGATTCAAAACTTTTCCTGAAGGAAATTTTTTACCAGGTCGGCTTTATTACGTCCGACCTGGCGAAATACCTTAAACCGATAACCGGATCGAAGCCGGTTTTTTGCGATAACGCCAGGCCGGATTCGATCGAAGAACTTCGACGCTTCGGAATCAACGCGCAAAAAGGCCCGAAATTCCGGCCGAAAGCCGCCGGAATCGATCGAATGAAATTCTTCGAAATGTTGGTCGATCCTGGTTCGAAAAATTTATTTGACGAATTAAAAACCTATTGCTGGATCATTGACAATAACGGCAAACCAACCAACGAACCGAAGCCGTTCAACGATCACCTTCTTGACGCTATGATTTACGGAACGCTTGGATTTATTGACGCCTACGGCGGAAATTCGGCGCCGCGAAAATTGAAAACTTTTTGAAATATGAAAAAACTTGTTTTGAAATATTCGGACGGATCGATCGAAGAAAAATCTATTCCGGAATCGTTCGAAGAATTGACGTTCGAAATTTATTTGAAAGCCCTAAACGCACCGAAGGACTGGTTCGACCAGGTTCACGCTTTGACCGATATTCCGATAGATCTTCTTCATTCGCTGGACTTGAATTCGTCGATCATTCTTCGAAGGACGATCGCGCCGCTTTTCATTCGCGAAAATCTTTTGAAATTCGATTCGCCGGTTTTCGCTGGCGTTCCGGAAATCGAAATAGAAAACGAATCCTGGAACAAAATCGAAATAGCGAAAAAAATCGTTTCGAAGTACGTCGAAAACGAAAAGGATATTTTGAACGCTTTTCCGGAAATACTTCAAACCTACCGGCCAGAATTGACGATCGAAAAAACGCTTTCGGAACCGGTTTCGAAATGGTTCGGATTCGCAAATTTTTTTTTGTCCGGTTTGATCGGTTCCTGGATCGCTATTCAGAACTTAACGACGAACCAAACGACGCCGACTTCGTGAACGCTGGCGGCGAAGAACTTTCGCGCTTCGGCCACCTGGCGACCGCTTACGAACTTTCGGGGAAAAAAATCCTGGACGTCGAAGAAATTTTGAACCTTCCGGCCGTTTTCGTTTATGAAATTTTATTACTTAATCTTTACCAGCGAAGAATCGATTCAAATTTGAAACGTATTTTTGAAACGCGAAACCCAGTCAAATGATTTATTCGGAACTTATTCAAATTCTTTCGACTGCGGCAAATTTAGCCGCGCCGGACGGAACTTTCGTCCACGCCAAACGATACGACGGCGCCGTCGTTACTATCGAAGACGAAACGACTTTTCCGGTCGTTAATTTGCTATTTTGCAAAGCGACGGAATCGCTTTCCCAGGATCGCCAAACGTGGAACATCGCCGTTCTTTTTTGGCTTCAGGATTCGCCGGATAACTCGAAAGACGATCGCGCGGAACTTTTATTCCAGGCCGAAACAATAAAAGACGATTTTCTTCGGTACGTTTTGAATCAAAACGTTTCGATCGATTCCGTCGTTTGTACGCCCGAACCGGAACGAATGGCTTCCACCGTAACCGGCTGGGGCCTTACTTTCAATTTATTCGAATCTTCGCCGCTTCGATATTACGATCCTTCAAATTCTTCAACTTTTAACTGTCGATAAAAATGGACGCTTCGGTTTTTTTGAATTCGGCGCTGGAAGAATATTTGAATCCACTGGCGGCGCAATATTCCGAAGCGCTTCGATCGCATCCAATCAAACGGAAGCGCCTGGACGGTTCAAACTTTGAATCGCCAGCGTTTGCAACTGGTCGCCTGGCGGAATCCGTCCGCGTCGATATTGACGCCGCTCAGTCGGTAGCGTATATAGTCGCGCTTTATTACGTCGAATTCGTCGTTTATGGTCGCCGTTCAGGTGGAATTCCGCCAATTAACAAAATTAAGGAATGGGCGATCGCGAAAAATTTAGTCGGAGATCCTTGGGCGCTGGCGATTTCGATTTCACAATCCGGAACTTCTATTTATAGACAATTCCAGGGCGCAGCTTCGAACGTATTCGAAAACGTCGATTCTAACGCCGGATTTTCCGATCTTCGCGCGTCGGTTTTCAACTTTGCGAAAAACGCGCTATTTTCGAAAAACATCACTTTAACCCGAACTTGAAAAAATGAATTCCGCCTATTTACAAATCGAAGAAAAGATCGAAATCGCTTCCGATTATTTGGAAGAAACGCTTTCGTTTTGCTCGATCGATCCGTCGCAAAAATTGAAAATCCTTTTTCCGTCGTTCACGGCTTCGGCTGGAACCGGTGGCGCTGGATTTATTCAGTTCGTAATTTCCGGCGCTTCGGCGCCTTCATTCGGCGAACTTGGAACGAACTTCCTGGTTCGAATTCCGAACGGATCACTTCGCGGAACTTATTCCGTCGTTTCGGTCGAAGAAGAACCAGGAATTTCGGCGACGATCGTCGTTTCCGGAAATTACCCTTTAGTTTCGACGGAAACGGTTCAAATTTTCCTTTTAAGTGAAACAACGGTCGAAATTTGGGGCGGCTACCGATACGGCCACCCAGCGAACGTTTTTCAACCCTGGCGTAAATTAGGCGAAATAAGCGTTCCGCTTTTCGATTATATTTTCGAAATCAAAATCGCGAAGTTTCTTCGATCCTATCTTTCGGCCGTTTGGGATTTTCAAAAATATTCGTTTTTTTCACCAACGGAAAACGAAGAATCTTCGAAGGTCGTTCCGTTATTCGACGCCGTTCTTCCGGTTCAAATCAAAATTTCGTCCTGGGATTTCGATTCCGGAAATTCGGTTCAAAATACCTTCCCGGATCCGGTTTCGCCTGGCAATTTTAACGCCGTTTTTTATTTTTGGCTGGCGACGCTTCAAACCTACGCTCGAAAAGACGTCGGCGCCGCTTCAGGCCTTCCAACGGCTTACGAAACAAATCTTCCATTTACGCCTATTTTGAACCCACTTTTCGACGCTTCGAATTCACTGGAAGGAATTCCTTTCGTTCCGGGAAAATTCATTTATTCGCGAATTTGTGGCTATTTCCCGGCGCTTATTTTGGTCGCCGAACCAGGAACCGAATTGAACGATCTTTTCGACTATTCGCCTTTCATTCCAACAACAACGCCCTAAAAAATGGACTGTTTCAAATATATTCAAACGCTGGTTTGGTGGAACAATGGCTTCAACGCCTTTTCCTTTCGAATCAAAGCCGAAAGCGAAATTTCGCCAGGCGAATCGATCGTTTTCACAAATCAAAACGAAGCGCTTTCGCAAATTCCGATCAAAGCAACACGCCGCCGACTTTCGTTCGAATCCGGCCGAATTTCAGGAAGCGATCGCGACTTCATTTCGTCGATCAAACTTTCGCCGACGGTTTTTTTGATCGTTCCGGAATTGAACGATCCGGTTCCGGTAATGGTGGAACGCGATTCGTTTATCGTTTTGAATGAAATCGATCCACTTTCGCCTATTGAATTTTCAGTAATTTTTTCGAATCCGGTTTCAACTTTGTAAAAAATGGATTTATATCTAAACGGCCAACGAATCGAACTTTCGGAAGACGCGGAAAACGTTCTTTTGAACTTCCAGGCTTCTTCGTTCGTAAATTTCGGCGAAGTTACCGGCGCGAATTCGGCGACGTTTTCCATTCCACCAACCGAAAACAACGTTCAAATATTAGGGCCGCTTCATTTACCAGGATTCCAAAAAACAACGCCTTACCAAAAAATCAACGCTTTGGTTTTTTCGAAAGGCCTGAAAGTTTTGGAAGGTTTCGCCGTTATCAAATCAGGCTCGGAAACTTTCGAAGCGAATCTTTTCGGAACGAATTCGAACTGGATCGATCGAATCAAGGACGTTCCACTTCGATCGCTGGACTATGGAATCGAAATGGGATTTTCGATTTCGGATTTTTACGACTTTCGAAATACGGATTCCACCGCCGGCCAGGTCGTTCCGGTGGCGAATTACGGCTGGACGGATTTCTGGATTTTTCCGACGCTTCCGTTTTATTTTTTGCGTCCAGTTTACTATACAAAATTCGTCCTTTCAAAGATTTTCGAATTCGCTGGCGTTACGCCTTCCGGAACGTTTTGGGAATGGCCCGGCCTTGCGGAACGAATTCTTCCAATCACTTCGCCGTTTATAGAAACCGATCCGTCCGAAGTTTTGATTGGTGGAACGGCGTCGCTTTCGGCCGAAGTCGAAGACGATTTTTATTCCGAATTCGGCGGAAATAGTTTTCCGGTTCCGATCGACGTTTTTTCCGATCAATTTACCGAAATTTCGACTTCCTGGCCTTACAATTCGGCCGAATACAATACAACCCAGGCGAACGTTTCAATCGACGCGACGATCGTTCTTTTGATCGATGAATTTTGTACTTCGGTAACGTTTGAAATTTTGGATACGTTTTTCGGCCCGGTCGCTTCGAAAATGGTTTCCGGTTTGACTGGCCCGGCGGAAATTTCGCTTTCGATAAATTTGGAAACGGTTTTCGTTTCGGCGAACTCAAATCTTCAGTTCAATTTTTACATAAATAACGCCGGCGGCGGCGTCGATGCTGTCAAATCGTTCAACGTTACGATTCAGAACCGGAATTCAGTCGCTTTTGGCGGCTTAATTAAGCCGGAATTTAATCTTCCGGACGTGAAAATAAACGACTTTGTTCGCGATTTGGCGATCCGTTACGGACTTTTATTTTCCCAGTCGCCGGCGAATCCAACCGAACTAAAAATCGATTTTATCGAAGACGTTTTGAACCGCCCAGCGACGAAAAACTGGTCGGCTTTTGTGAATTATTCGAACGCGATTCCGGTCGAATTCAAATTCGGCGAATATTTCAAAAAGAACTTTTTCAAAACGGCGCCGGCCGAAAACGAAACGCTTCTTTTCGAAAAACAAAAAGCCGGCGTTTACGACGGAAATTTTGAAATCCTGGACGAAACGCTGGAAGACGAAGGAACGATTTTCGAATCGATCTTCGCGCCTATTTTGACTCGCGCGTCGAATTTTCCGCCACAACTGGCAAACGTGAACGAATGGGGAACGGTTCAAACTTTGAAAGCGACGATTCCGGACGATTACGCGAAACTTCAAATCGAAGAAAACGAAACGCCGCCGCGCCTTGGAATGGTTTTGAATTACGATCAAACGTTCCGCCTTTCTTCGGACGCCGTCGGTACTTCTTACGTCGATATTTCCGACGGAAAATATATCGCCAGCGCAAACGAAAACCTTTCGAATATCGTCGCCCAGCGTTATGCGAAATTCAAAATTTGCTTGGACGCCGCCGAACTTTATTCCGCGCCGGCGATCATTCCGGAAGACGAAATTTCGAACCTGGATTTCACCGAACCGATTTTCGTTTCCGGTTTGAACGGAAAATTTTTCCTAAATTCACTCACCGAATACAACGCCGAAACCGGCGAAGCGATTCTTTCACTCTTAAAAATTCCGTAAAAAATGGCAATAGGAACCGACGAAAAAATCATTCTCGAAGTTCAACTTCAGGCCGACGAAGCGATCAAAGAAATTCAATCTTTGAAAGGCCGGATCGAAACCCTGAAGGAAACGCAAAAATCGATCGACAAAACAACGAAGGAAGGCGCCGAAGCTTACGACGCCCAGACGGCCGCGATTAAAGCGCTTCAAACCCAACAAAGGGCTCTGGAAAACCAGGTCAAAAATACGGCGGCTTCATTTCAATTTGCCGAAGGATCGCTTTCGGCAAACCGCGCGGAATTGAACGCCCTTAAAAAACAATACGCCGACCTGGCGCCGGAACTGGCTTCGAACTTACTTCCAAAAATTAACGAACTTACAACGCGAATAAAAGAACAGGAACAGGGGATTCAGGTCTATTCGCGATCGGTCGGCGATTACGAAAACGCGATTCGCCGCGTTTTGGCCGAACAAAAAGCCCAGGTACAAACCGAAGAACAAATCAAAAACACGCTTTCGGAATCGGTTCGAATTTTGAATTCGGAAGAATCGACGCTTCGCGAAGTCGAAGTCGCTTTCCGCGAATTGAAAGCCGCGCAAAAAGACGCGGCCGGCGGAATAAAAAGCGATATTGACCAGACGCTTTTGGGCCTGGAAACGCGCTTTTTGAATTTGTCCGGAAAACAGGACGAATTCGGGGAAAAAGTGAAAAAAGGGGCAGCCGAAATAAACGACGCCTACGCCGACGTCGCTTCCGGGATTACGGCCGCCTTCCAACTTCCGGAAATCGTCGGCTTTATTGAAAAAGGTTCGGCCGCAGCGCAAACCGCCGAAAAGATTCAAACCGGTTTCGCGGCTTCGATGCAAATTCGACAAATAGCGATAGGAATCGCGGAAGCGAAAACCGTCGCCCTGGATTTGGCGCAAAAAAGACAAAACGCGACGACGGCGATCGCGGCGACTTTGAACAAAGCAACGGCCGCGACGTTCAAACTTTTCGGCGCGTCGGTGGAAACGACTTCGTTTTCATTCAAGGCGCTACGCGGCGCGATCGTCGCCACCGGCCTGGGCGCTTTGGCTATTGGTTTAATCGCTTTAATCCAAAACTTCGATTCAGTCAAAAACGCTGTTTATGAATTCCTGGGGCCGTTACAAACCGCAGCCGACAAAGCGCGCGATTTTCTGAACGTTATTTCATTCGGTTTGATCGACGATTCGGCCACGGCAAAAACGAAAGAAAACGCCGACAAAGCCGTTGAATCGTTCAAAAAATTGGAAAACGTTAGGAAGTCCGCCGAAGATCAAATCAAACGCGAAATCGATCTTTTGAAAGCGAAAGGCGCCACCGACAAAGATATTCTAAACGCCGAAAAACGTTTGATCGCGGAAAAATTGAAAAACGTTTCGGCCGAAGAAAAGGTTTTGAAGCAAAAACAAAAAGTCAATAAATTAAGCCAGGAAGAAAAAGATCGACTTTTCGAACTGGGCGAAACGCGAAAACAAATCAATTCGGAAGGCGCTATTTTGGACGCAAATTTCACCAAAAAACAGGAAGAAGAACGGAAAAAACGAATTGAAAACGCGCAAAAAGAAAAAGAACGTTTGCAAAGAATCGCCGAAGAAAAAAGAAAAATTCAGGAAGATTTTCTTTCGAAAGTCGCTTCGCTCGATCAAAGGGCGCGCGAAATTTCTATTTCCACAATCGAAAACGAACGCGCTCGCGATTTGGCTTCGCTGGAAGAAAAACACCGAAAAGAACAAATCGAACTAAAGAAAAATTTCGCCGAAGCCGTTATCGCCGCGAAAAAAGCCGGAAAAGAAACGACTTCGATCGAAAAAACATTCCTGGACGCGCAAACCAACCAAAAAAAGGCCCAGGCCGCCGAAATTACGGCGTTCAATGAAAAGAACGCGAAGGAAGATCAAAATCTACTTTTTGAATCTTACAAAAAATCGATTTCAATTATTGACGCCGGCGAAACGCTTCAGACGGCCGCGATTCTCAAATCGGTAAACGACGAAGCCGCGATTCGAAAAGCCGCTGGCGATCAAACATTCAATCAGGAAGCCGAACTTGAACGCCGCCTTTTGGAATTGAAAGAACAATCTTTGAACGCGAAAAAAACGCTTTTGGAAACCCAACTGAAAGACGAAACTTTGAACGCCGAACAGCGCGCCGAAATTGAAAAGCAACTGGCAGAAACGACGATCGCGATCGAAACCAACCGTTTGAACAATTCGAAAAAATTGGCCCAGGATGAACGAAATACAATCCAGGCGACTATTAACTACCGGAAGGAAATCGCGAACCTTTCGATCGATATTGCAAAGGCGACGGCCCAGCTTTTGTTTTCAAACGCGCAAAATACGCGCGCCTATGCTTTGTTCGAAGTCGCCGCCGATACGGCCCAGGCCTTGACGAATACGCTTTTGAACTCGACTTCGCCGGCTTCCGCCGATAACGTGGCGACCGGTGGACTGGCTTCGATTCCGAAATATTTGACGATCGCCGCGACGATCATCACAAACGCGGCAAAGGTGAAACAAATCCTGGAAGGCGAACCCCCGACGCCGGTTATTTCGGTGGCTTCGTTTTCTTCCGGTGGCTATACTGGACGCGGTGGCCGTTACGAACCGGCCGGAATCGTTCACCGCGACGAATACGTCGTTCCGTCGCCGGTTTTGAATTCTTCGGAAGGTCGTTCTTTGGTAGGCCGTTTAGAATCGCTTCGATCGAATGTTTCGCGAACTGGGATTTCAGGATTCGCCGACGGTGGATTCACGTCTTCGGCGGCGTTTTCGGCGGCTGCGAATAACTTCCAAACCGCAAAAATATTTTCCGCCACGTTTGAAAAAGCCGCGTCGAAAATTCGTCCGGTCGTTTCCGTTAAGGAAATCAATTCCGTTCAAACGCGCGTTTCGGTTACTGAAAGCCGTTCGCGTTTGTAAAATATAGGCCAGGTGAAAAGCGGCCGAAAAAAGGGCGTCTTCTTTAATCGGAAGCGCCTTTTTTATTTTGGTCGTTTTCGTTCGTAATGTACGCCCGAATCAAACGGCGAAGGACGCGCGAATTCTTCGATCCTTCTTCGCGGACTTTCGAATCGAATCTTTGTTTCAAATCTTCGTCGATTTCCGCGATGATAAATTTCGGTTTTTTCATTCTTTTTTTTATTTGCTTTTTTGAATGATCGTTTCAAAGATTACGAAAAAGTTTTGAATTTTGCAAATAATGGAAACGATCAAAATTTCAGGCCACATTGGCGAAAGTAATTCGTTCGCGTCGATCTTTGGCGGCGATGAAAATTTTTCGTCTTCGATGCTATCCGAACGCCTGGCCGCGCTCGATCCAAACGAAAACGAACTTTCGATCGAAATTCGAAGCGACGGCGGAAACGTCCGGATCGGTTACGAAATTTTCGATCTTTTGAACGAATGGAAGGCGGCCGTTCCTGGGCGCAAAATTACTACGAAGGCCTATCGCGCGAACTCGATCGCGACGGTTATCTTTTTGACTGGCGACGAACGTTTGATTTCGGAAAACGCGAATTTTTTAATTCATAACGCGCGCCTGGATTTCGAAGGCTATCCTGGCCTTTTGACGTCCGAAGATTTGAAAGCGTTCGCCGACGAACTGGATTCCATTTCGGAAAAGATTTTTCAAACTTATATCGACGTTTTAAATATTACGGACGAAACGATCAAAGCGAAAATTCGCGAATATATGAATCGCGACGAAATGATCGATCCGGCGGAAGTCGTTTCGCTTGGATTCGCTACCGGAAAAATTAATTCCACACCAAACGCCGCAAACTTTAAATCGTTTATTTATTCCGATTTGATCGCGGCAAAATTCGAAGAAAAAACTAATTCTCAAAAAATGAATAAAATCGAAGAACTATTTTCCAAAATCGAAAACACGCTTTCGAAATTGGTAAAAAATGAAGGCCCGGAACCAGTGAACGGGAATCTTTACTTAATGGACGGCGTTACCGAAGTTTATTTCGAAGGCGAAGAAATCGTTCCTGGAACGACTAAAGTCTATTTAGATGATCAAATGACGATCGCCGCGCCGGACGGCGAACACACGCTTCAGGACGGCCGGATTTTGGTCGTATTGGACGGCGTAGCTATGGAACTAATCGATCCACAGGCGAAGATCGAAAATTTGGAAAACGAACTTTCCGCCGCGAATGAAAAAATCGCTTCTTTAGAAGCCGAATTCGCGCAAAAATTGGAAGGCGTTCAAAATCAACTGAAAGACGTTTTGAACAAAGTTCCAGGCGCCGGAAACTTTCAAAATCAATTCGAACCCAAAAACCAAACGGCCGCGCAAAAACACCGCGCAAACCGCCGCAACTTCTAAAAATCTAAAAAACAAATAAAAAAAATGGCTTTAACCTATTCTCCAAATTTGTACTCCGGTACACTTTACCAGGAAATTTTTCAGGAAATTTTCTTCGCGAACAAAACCGTTCGCGACGGTTACGTTCGTTTGATCGATAACGTAAAGGACGCGACTATTTTAACGTCGATGAGTTCAACAACCGCGATCAAAGATTACCAGGCGGAACCAACGACTTCCACCGCCTTGACGCCCAGCGATACTTCGCTCGCGCCTGTTCAGGTTATGTTGTACGAAGAATTCGATCCGAACACGCTTCGCGGATCGCGTTTCGCCGTTGATATGGCGCCCGGTTCTTTCAATATGATTTCAAACGAATTCGAGCGCGCCGTAATGGAACACTTCGCCGGGAAATTCGGTTCTTCCATTGAACGCGCGATTTGGCAAAACGTGAAAACCGCCGACAAAACCGCCGTGGCTGCTTCATCTTTAAACGCCGATATTAAGCGCGGCTGGTCGCAGTCAGACGCTTTGGTAACTATGAACGGCCTCTGGGCGAAGGCAACCGTTACGTCCGCGATCGCTTTAACCGACGCAACTATCGCGACAAAATCGACCGACGTGGCGACCGCTTTCGCGAATTTGTTAGCCGCTTGTCCTTCAACTGCCGTTATGCGCGAAGATTTTACAATCTTTGCACCTTTGCAATATTACCAGGCAATTTTGGCGAAGAATTCCGCCGCAACTTACCGCGACGTTTTCACCGTTATTCCCGAAACGAAAGAAGTTTTCTACCAAGGAATTCCAGTGAAATTCGTTCCTTTGACTTACACCACCAACACCGCGGCCGCTTGTTTGATCGCTGGCCCAGCGAACGATTTGGTAGTCGGCGCGGACTTGTTTTCCGATACGAATACAATCGAAATCGGGAAAAAATACAACTACGCCGATACTATGTTCGTAAAGGCGAAATTTTCGCTCGATACGGCCGTAATGTTCCCGAAGAACTTTACCGTTCAATGTAACTATTAAGCAACGCTTAACCCTTAAAAAATGGCTTCAGTAACTTGTACTAACACTTTGAGCGCGATCCAGGCAAACTGCGACGCGCTCAAACGCCAGGGCGGGATCGATTCCCGAATCTGGCTGGGATCGATCGCCGATATTTCGGCCGTAACGCTTGACGCGAACGGACAAATCGCGACGTTCACCTTGGGCGCTTCAAAATACATTTATCCTTACCAGGGTAAAAAATTGACGAACAACGCGCAGGCGGAATTGACCGTTTCCGAAAATGGCCCTTCGACGTTTACTCACACGGTAAACGCGACGCTTTTTCCGGTTACCGGCGCGCAAATGAAAAGCGTCGAAAATTTGCTTCTTGCTGGCGGCCCTATGTTCGCAATCATTGAACGCAAAGGAACCGGAAGCGCTTCGAACAACGGCTTCGAAATTTACGGTTTATCCTGGAATCCATTCAAGGCCGCCGTTGAAACCGAAGACGGACTTTTACCTTCGGCTGGAACGTACCAAACTGGAACCGCTTTAACCGATTCAACCGGAACGGTTATCGCTTTGTCCGGCGCGGCTTACAACTTGCCGAAAATAATGTTCGCCGCCGACGATTACGCCGACGCTTTGTCTGCAATCGAAGGACTCGAAGCGTAATTTCGAAAAATGGAATCCAACGTTCGCGAAATCTTAAAAAAGGATTTCGGCGAAACGGATCGAAACGACTGGGCCGCTTTGGTAAATTACGCCAAAACGGCCCTTTCTTTTTCCGTTTGTAATTGTTACGAAGGCGCCGCCGAAGTTTATCCGATTCTTAAAAAACATTTCCAAAAAATTGACGAAATGGCAAAAGCAAAACCAAAACAAAACGCGGAAATCGAAACCGCGATCGAATCGAACGTCGAATCGACGATCGAAACAAATATCGAAAAGAAAATTTCGATCGATCCAAAATTTGCCGGAATGAATTTTTCCGGTAAAATCGACGGAAAAAATATTTCCTTCAGTTATTCCGATTTGATTTCGGAAAAAGTGAACCAGGAAACAATAAAAAAAGCGCTGGACGCTTTCCCGGTTTGGGCGAAATTCTTTATTTTCGAATAATGAAACGGAAAACTTTTTCGGAAGAAATGATCGTCGCGAAAATCGACGAAAAACGCGTTTCCGCCTATTACGAACCGAACGAACTTTCGAAAACCGGCGAAATAATAAACTGGGGAAAAACGAATAAATTTCCAAACCTGGCGCAAAAAGTCGTTTTCGATTCAGGAACGGCGGCGGAATGTGTTTCGCGAATTGCCCAGTTCACGGAAGGAAAAGGATTTTCGAATCCGGATTTCGGAAAAATCAAAGTAAACGAAAAGCAAACAGCCGCCGACTTGCTTTCTGAACTTTCCCAGGGCGCGTTTTGGTCGGCCTTCGCCGTCCGCGTTTTATACAATAACGCCGGCAAACCGGCCGAATTTTACAAGGTACCGATCGCACGACTTCGCGCCGCGACGAACGGCGGCTTTTATTATAAGGACGACTGGGAAAAAGGGAAATCGGAAGAAATTTTCATTCACGCTTTCAACCCTTCGCTGGACTTGGAAAAGCGTACCCAACAAATCGAAAGCGACCTGGAAAAATACGATCGACAAATAGGCGAAATTTTATATTTCCACCAACCCAGCGAAGCCGACGTTTCCGGACGCTATCCTTCGCCGCCCTGGATCGCTGGCCTGGAAGATGTCGAAAGCGACGCCGCTATCCAGCGCCTGGATCGTCGAAATATCAAAAAAGGTTTCAAAGGAAAAGTTATCATTTCGCTACCTTACCAACTTTCGGACGAAATCGAACGCGACGAAAACGGAAATCCGAAAGGCCCTTCCGAAGCCGACGTTTTCACGGAAGAAATTCGAAAGTTCGTGAACGAAGACGGCGCCGAAGTTATGGTTTTGGAAGGTCGAAACAACGATTCAAAGCCGGAAGTTTCGACGATTAACAGCGCCGCGCTTTTGAATGGAACAAAGGAAATCCGATCGACGATTTCAGCCGCCGTTTCGCGCCACTTCGGCGTTCCGCCGGTTATCGTCGGCCAGGACGTCGCGGCTATTTTGGGAAATACCCAGGCGCTTTCGAATTCGATAAAATTATTTGTTCAAACGATTTCTGGACTTCAAAGAATGATCGAACGCTTATTCGCCGCGATCATTCCGTCGATCGAATGGAAAATCGTTCCTTTGTCGATTTTCGAATTCATTCCGTCCGAAGTTTTGGCGAAAATGAGCGAAGACGAAATTCGCGCCCTGGCTGGCCTTCAACCGTTACCGGAAAAGGTCGCTGGTTCCGCCGAAATTGTTCTTAACGCTTTGAATTCGCTTTCGCCTTTGGTGGCGAATAAAGTCCTGGAAAAAATGACGGACGAAGAAATTCGTTCGCTTATTGGTTTGGGGCCTGTTCAAACTCAAAATCCTGGTTTGTAATGATTACAAAAAAAGATATTACGGAAAAAGTTTCGGCGATTTCGCTTCAGGTTCCGGATTCAAAAATTCAGCCGTTTATCGAAGACGCTATTCGATACGATATTCAGCCGCTTTTGGGCGGCGCGTTATTTGACGCCGTCGCGGCCCTGGAAGAAACTTCGGAAGAATCCGATCTGAAAACGTTTTGGAAAAATTACGTTCAACCCTACGCGATCGCTTCGACGGCGGCGCGCTTTTTCGCTTTGTACGGAAAAAACGCTACCCAGTTCGGCGTCCGTGAACTTATCGACGATACTTCTCAGGGCGTTTCGGATCGCGGACGCGGCGAAATAATTTCCTATTACCAGGAAATCGCGAACGAAGAAAAAGTTCGGCTTTTGAACTTTTTGAACTTCCAAAACTGGGCGATCGGTGGAACGTCTTATTTTTCAACCGGACGAAAATCCATAAAACCGGCCTTCGGAATTCGCGCAATATGAAAACGTTTTTCGAAGAATTTGGAATCGATCTTTCGCTTTCGCTGGTCGGAATGTTTGGTTCTTTAATTATGGTCGGCAAAAGGGCCGCGAAAAATCTTCGCGCGTCGGTTTTCGGAATCGTTTCCGGAACTTTGTCGGCTAACTATTTAACGCCTTTGGTAATTAAGTACGCAAATTTGGAAGGAAAAGCCCAGTTCGGCGTCGCTTTTTTGCTCGGTTATTTCGGCCTGAAAGGAATCGAATCTTTGACAAAAAAAGTTTTCAAAAATGGAAGCGACGATTCAAATAATTAACTGGATCGCGAACGTAATTTTCGGCGGATCTTTAACGGCGTTTTATATTATGATTTACGGCGATGAATCGAAGATCGTTCACCGCTGGCCGTTCGTTCAAAATTGGACGCTTCGCGCTGGTCTTATTGGAATGGTTCTGGGCGCTTTGTTTAATGTTTTAACCGCGCCGAAGCCAACGCTTCCGGAATTAGTTTTGAATGTTGGACTGGCCTTCGTTTTCCTTTGGGCCTTTTTATTTCACAAACGCCACCTAATTAAAAAGTAAAAAATGGCTTATCAAAAAATTTATCCTTCAACTTTAAACTTTGAAATCGAATTGAAAAATTCGGACGGATCGGTTTTCGATCCTTCTTCAATGGACGAAGTTTTCGTTTTGTGGAATATCGACGGCCGTCCCTTCCTGGAACAAAACAACGGCGACGGCGGCGCGCTTTCGGTTTCTTCGGTGGCGATTTCCGGAACGATTCCGTTCGAAGCGCTGGACGCTTGCAAACCGGGAAAAATATTCGCGGACGTGAAACTTCAAAAAACCGATCTTTCGGAAATCATAACGACGCGGATCGATTTCAAAACCGAAATTCAAAAAACAAATTTTTAACGAAATGAACGGAACCGGAACTTTGTCTTCTTTGACTGGAAGCGCCACGCTTCAAACCGCTGGCGGCGGCGCCGCTTTCAACTGCGCCGACCTTTTGGAATGTCCTTCGTTTACCGATCTTCAAACCGAAATCGCGGCCGCTTCTTTGGCTGTTTCCGGCCTGGAAACTTCGGTCGCAAATTTGGAAACCGAAGTCGCTGGCAAATTCGATATTCCAACCGGAACGGCGTCCGATTATTTAAACGGCGCCGGAACTCCGACGCCTTTTCCGGCTTACGTGAATTCGAAGGCCGTATTTCGCGAAGTACGAAACGAAACCGGCGCAACGCTTACAAAGGGAACCGTCGTTTATATTTCTGGCGCGTCAGGTAACAAAGCGACCGTTTCGAAAGCGATCGCGACTTCGGACGCTACCAGCGCGCAAACCTTCGGCGTTATTTATTCCGATCTTCCAACAAATCAAAACGGCGTCGCGCTTGTTTTCGGCGAAATTGCCGGCCTTAATACGTCCGCCTATGCGGAAGGAACCCAGCTTTATTTGAGCGCCACCACGGCCGGCGATTATACTTCAGTAAAACAATACGCGCCGAATCACTTGGTTTATATTGGCGTCGTTACGCGCCAACACGCGAACCAGGGATCGATCGAAATAAAAATTCAAAACGGTTACGAATTGGACGAACTTCACGACGTCCAGGCGCAAAATCCAGCCGACAGGAACGGACTTTTTTTCGAATTAAGTTCGAACCAATGGAAGGCGCGCGCGATCGCTTCGGCCGACGTTCCAAACTTGGACGCCGCAAAAATTACTTCCGGAACTTTTGACGCCGCGCGAATTCCAACGCTCGACGCTTCCAAAACCGGAACCGGAACGTTTGACGCGGCCCGGATTCCTTCGCTCGATTCTTCGAAAATTACGTCAGGATCTTTCGACACGGCCCGAATTCCAAACCTGGACTCTTCGAAAATAACGACCGGAACTTTTGCGACGGCGCGAATTCCGAAAGCGATCCTTCCGGCGCTTATTTACACCGGGGCGGCGTTGGCTGGAAATCCTGGGAACAATATCGAAACCGTTATTCAAACGCTTTCAATTCCGGCCGGTTCTCTTTCGGCTGGCGATATTATTCGAATCGGATTCCTTTATTCATTTACTGGAAACGCTGGAACCAAAACGCCACGAATTCGAATCGGATCGAATACGATCGTCGGAAATGCTATTTTCGGGACTTCAGCTTTGGCCGCTTCAATCACAAACATTCAGGCCGAAGTTTTGGCCGTCGTTACGTCTGCCACAAATTTAAGAATTTGGCAGGCCGCAAATAATACCGGATTTGGCGCTTCAACTGTTGCTTTGACAAATAACACGGTCGATCTGAACCAGGCGATTCCGTTTTCATTCAATATTTTGAAAGCGACT